CTATACCTCGCTTCTTTTTATCTTTCTTTTTCTTAGATACATAACCACTTCTTGTTTGTGTACCACTACCTAACATTTTTGCAAGTCTTCCATCGCGATTAGCTATTGTATCATCAGAGTCAATCTGACCATCCGGATTAAAACTCTTACCACCTTGTGCAGCTGGACCAAGAGCTCCACCGCCGACAGACATACTTTCCTCGGCTAAATCTTCAGATATTAGTTTAAAGAACTGAGATTCAAACTTACCACTTGATTCTTGCATATTTATATTTATACTACCTTTGTGAATGATCGATTAAAAAAGTACATTGAAGAAGTGGGTCAGGATTTAGTACTTGACGATTTTAATGTAAAAGATCAACAAATGAGATTACCTTCCCGTAAGCATTACTGGGTAGCCAGACTTATTGAAGCTAAGGTTGAAAAGAATAGGCTTATAAAGAAAAAGAAAACTCTTAAAAAGGAGATTGTTAAGCAGGTAATACGTGATTCACCGGTAAAAATTACAAACAGTACTGCTGAGACTGCAGCAGAAAATCATAATAGTCTTGCTGAGATTAACGAAAAAATATACGGGTTAAATTACATTATTGAATACCTTGAAAAGGTGGAAAAGATAATGTCGCAGATGGGGTACGAGATTAAAAACATCGTTGAGATACAAAAAATGGAACAATTATGATTAATTTTGATATTGTTAAGTCGAGTGGAAGGTTAAAGTTTACTTGTAGTGATACATCGCTGTTTGAAAAGATTAGAGAGAACTTTTCTGTAGAAAATACTGCCGCTAGATTCGCTAGACGTTATTCGAGGTTCGCGCCTAGACGTAAGTATGCCATAACAGTAACTGGAGCATGCGAGTTAGGTCTATATTGGCTAATCAGACAATATCTGATACAAGAACAAATTAATATTGATGTCAATATTACTGATAATTTAAAGTCAGTCTTAAATGTAGGTTATAATAACCCACTATACAAGAATTTTGCCTTTGAATTGAGGGAGTATCAAGAGGATGTAATTAAAAAATCACTGAAGTTAGGAAGAGGTACATGTGTTCTCGGAACAGGCGCCGGTAAGACCTTTACTACGGCCGCTCTTATAGAGAATTACTTTCAACATTGTAAAGATAAAGATACTTTTAAGTGTATAGTGTTGGTACCTGACTTAGGACTTGTAACTCAGACATATGATGAGTTTATAAATTGTGGAACAACCTTTAAATTGACTAAATGGACGGGTAAAATGAAGCCGGACCTTACTGCAAATGTAGTTATATGTAATATAGGTATAGTTCAAAGTCGATTCGAAGAAAGTGATTGGATGAAGTATGTTGATCTACTAATAGTAGATGAGTGTCACAAGATAAAATCGGGTAATAAGATTAGTAAGATAATATCTAAGATACTAACTCCAAACAAATACGGATTTACAGGTACTTTACCAGAAGATAATTTAGATAAGTGGTCAATAATCGGTAAGTTAGGACCAGTTATATATGAGAAGTCGAGTTATGAGCTACGAGTAGAGGATTATTTAGCAAATGTTGAGATAAAGATTATTAATATTAGTTATAAACATAGTCCAGTCTATGATGGTGTTAATGGTTATAGAGCTGAGTTAGATTTTATATATGAAAGTGATCGTAGAAATTTATTTTTGCAAAAGCTACTAACCAAATTGGATAATAACAGTCTAATTCTAGTCAATCATATAAAACACGGAGAGGCGTTACTGGATCACCTACAAAGTATAAGTGGTAAAGAAGTATACTTTATAAGAGGAGAAGTTGACGTTGAGGAGAGAGATAAAATTAAAAAGATAATGGAGAGAAAGAGTAACGTTATCTGCATTGCAATAAGCGCTATTTTTTCAACCGGCGTTAATATTAAAAATATACATAACATTATATTTGCTGCGGGTGGTAAGTCTTTTATTCGTACTGTTCAGTCTATTGGTAGAGGATTACGTAAGCACGCATCGAAAGATAAGCTTGTTATATTCGACATATGCGATAAGTTGAAATACGGTATCCGTCATAGTGATAGGCGTAAGCAGATATATGACAAAGAAAAAATAAAATACGTTGAAAAGGATATATAATAAGGTATAATATACTTAATGTCTAGGAAAAAGAGAGAGGGTGAGTATTATATTGAACCTAAAGTGTTCAAGGCTTCCCTTCAAAAATATTACGATACTGACGTATTAACCGACGACTTGGCAGAAAATATCAAAAAGATTTCATACGGTCTAAGTTATAACTCAAACTTCATCAACTACACCTATAAAGATGATATGATTGGTGACGCTTTGGTTAAGATGTATGCCGCGTTGAAGTATAAGAAGTATAAATTTGAGAGTGGCTCTAATCCGTTCTCTTATTTTACAACAATAGCCTTCAATGCATTTATTAACAGGATTAAGAAAGAGAAAAAACATCACGAAGCTTTGACAAACTATAAAGAGCAAGTGTACGAAGCTTATATGTCTAACCCGGAGAACACCGGCGGTGGCATTGTGTATGTAAAGCCTGTTGATGAAGAAGATGACTTATACCACGATCAGTAAACCGAGATTTGCTATATTTTCTGACCTTCATCTAGGTGTACACTCAAATAGCACTGAGTGGCATAAAAACGCGCTTGAATGGGCGACGTGGTTTAAGGATGAATGTAAAAATAAAAATATTAAAGACCTTATCTTTTGTGGTGACTGGCATCATAACAGAAGTGAGATATCTGTTAACACATTACAGGTATCTGCAGATATTCTAGATATTTTATCTGACTTTAATATTATAGCTATTACTGGTAATCATGATATCTACTATAAGCATCGTACTGATGTAAACTCTCTTTCAATTTTTAAGAGACGAGCAAATGTTACTATTTTAGATAAGCCTTTAACGATTGAAGCGTTTGATAAGACTCTAACCTTCTGCCCTTGGAATACAAACCCTCAAGATATACCGCAAAGTGATATCATATTTGGTCACTTTGAAATTGAAACATTTAAAATGAATTCATATAAGGTATGTGAGGAGGGTGTAAAGATAAAAGATCTATTAAAAAAGTCTGAGTTAGTTGTCTCAGGTCATTTCCATACTAGACATGAGAAGAAATTTGGTAAGGGTACCATACTGTATTGTGGTAACCCGTTTCAAATGGATTTTGGAGATGTTGACAATGAAAAAGGTTATTACATTTTAGATCTCGATACAATGGAGTACGAATTTACTCCAAATACTATTTCACCTATATACAAGAAGTTACCTCTAAGTGAACTAGTTAGGGAAGGTGATATAACTAAACATGTTATAGATCTTGTTTATAATAACATAGTAAAGTTAAAGGTAGATATGAATATTTGTCATGAAGATATGGATATCCTTCTCAAGAAATTGAATCTGCTTAAGCCTAGAAACCTTACCGTCGATTATGACATTAACTTCAATCGTATTTTAGAGAATACAGAAGGTAAGGAAGATCTTTCGGGTATTGATATACCACAAGAATAGAAGAGTTTATTAATCTACTTGAAATAGCGAATAAGAAGGATATTATTGATTATACTCTAAATTTATATGAAAAGGGTCGAATTTAAAAAGGTAAGTATTGTAAATTTCCTTTCTGTTGGTGAAGAACCGGTAACTGTTGAGTTTACTAAAGGTCTTCATATTATTACAGGTTCAAATAAGGATAAACCAGCAAGGAGAAACGCTATCGGTAAGAGTACTATAGCAGATTCTATTTATTTCTCTATATTCGGTGACACGTTACGTGAGATTAAAAAGGATCTTATACCGAATAACCTTACTAATGGTAAAACGCATGTAGAGCTTGACTTTGATGTAATTACACCATCGGGTAAGAATGAATATAAGATAGTTAGAAATCTATCTCCATCAAAGGTGTTTGTTTATAAGAACGGTATAGATAAAACACGTGATAGTATTAGTAATACAAACAAATATATATGTGATGTCTTAAGTGCATCACCAGCTATTTTTCAAAACTGTGTTATTATGACTGTTAATAATGCGATACCTTTTATGGCTAAGAATAAAGTCGAAAAGCGAAAGTTTATCGAAGATATTTTTGGGATGGAGGTCTTTAGTCAAATGTTATCCGCATTAAGGACTGAGTATAATGAAGTAAAGCGAGACTATGATACAGAAGTTACAAAGCTAGATGAGGTAAATACGAGTTTATATAATTATAATACACAAAAAGAGAAATTACTTGAAAAACGTGCACATAAAAAGGAACTTTATGTTACGAGACAATCTAATAATCAAAAGGAGTTAAACTTACTAAAGGAGCAGATATCTGCTTTGCAGGAAGTTAATGTAAAAGAAGTAAGTGAGAGTGTAGACAGGTATAAGGGTAAGTTGGTTGAGTGTGAGAGTAGAATAGATAAATATATTGAGGACATAAGTTCCGCAAAATCAGAAGTAGGTCATGTTAAAGAGAAGTATAAAAAGCTTGGGACAGATGAAGACGTGTGCCCTGTTTGTTTACGCCCAATTGAAGATCATGATGCGACGAAAATTGCTGAAGAGAAGAAAAAGCTCAAAGAAACGATTGAGCGGATGGTTCGAGATATAAAGGAGGTTACCGTTAGTTTAGATAAGGCTCGCGATGTAAAAAAGAAGATTAATACTTCAATCACGCAGTATAATAATAAGTTAGCTGATAATAAAGTTACTCTTCAGAAGAAACAAAATACTAACCATAGAATCAATCAGCTTAACGAGTGGCAGGATGAGTTAAAAATAGATCTCGAAACTATTAATAAAACAGAGACTGATTTTGATATTATTATTAATGAGACGCAGCTACGTTTAACAGATCTAGAAACTAAAGTTAAGGAATATAGAGACGCTATATCTAAACTTGATATAGTTAAGTATGTAGTTTCAGAAGAAGGTGTAAAATCGTATATTGTTAATAGGTTATTAGAATTACTTAATAGTAAGTTATTACACTACCTTAAGCGATTAGATTCAAATTCGATCTGCGTATTTAACGAGTATTTTGAAGAAGAAATTCTGAATGAAAAAAATAAATTATGTTCGTACTTTAACTTCTCTGGAGCAGAACGCAAGTCGATTGATCTAGCATGCTTGTTTACGTTTTCTGATATTAGACGCTTACAGGGCGGTGTACAATACAATATTGCAATATACGATGAGCTGTTTGACTCTTCTTTTGATGAAAAAGGTATAGAGCTTATAACGCAAATACTTCAAGATAGAGTAGAAGAGCTTGATGAGTGCTCTATCGTTATATCCCATCGTAAAGAATCAATAAAAGCGGTAACTGGAGAAGTAGTATACCTTATAAAGGAAAACGGTATAACTAAGAGAGTAGATTATATTGAAAAGTAACCTATATATTATATATGCTCAATAGACAGCCATTTGGAGTTCCTTTTGCATCTCCATTTCCACCAGCACCTATTCAAGGGGGAGTGGCGCCTAAACAGCCACGACCTAAAGAAGAGACGTTACCTAGATTTATTAACTATCTAGCTGATTACTCAGGATGTGGACATTGGCGTATACTATGGCCTGAACAAGTTATTAATAGTACCGGTCGCGGTATGTCGCAATCAACTACTGCTATGGTTGCAGATCCAAGATGGTATGAAAAGGTTAAAGCTGTAAAATTGCAGAGACAAGCATCCGGATCGCAAAAACAATTCTTAGAGCATCTTAAAAAAGTTCAGAAAGAGCATGATTTTAAAATTATATATGAAGTAGATGATGTTGTGTTTAGGGAAGAGATTCCAGACTACAATAAATTTAAGTTTGCTTTTGATAAAAGTGAAATTAGGCAAAACTGTATCGATATGATCAATATGGTTGATGAGGTTACAGTTACATGTGACTTTATGAGAAGACTTTATATTGAAAAGACAGGTCAACAGAACATTACTGTAATACCTAACTTCGTACCTAATTTTTGGATGGGTCACCTCTTTAATCGTAGTAAAGTTCACAATAGTTTTGATAAAAATAAAAAGAAACCTAGGATACTTTACACGGGATCAGGCGCGCATTATGATGTAGATAACAAAACAGGTGGTAAGGATGATATGTCTGAAGTTCTTAACGTCATAAGAAAGACTATAAACAAGTATCAATGGGTGTTTGTTGGAGCTTTTCCACCACCTCTAGCAGATTTAGTTAGAACCGGTAAAATTGAATTTCATCCATGGAAAAATCTCTTAGAGTATCCTCACTTTATAGCTAACCTTAACCCACAATTGATGGTTGCACCTCTAGAGGTTAATAATTTTAATAGAGCCAAGTCAGATATCAAATTTATAGAAGCATGTACTCTAGGTATACCTTGTTTATGTCAAGATATGAATACTTACTATTCAGCTCCAGGTAGTTTACGATTTAAAACACCTGAAGAGTTCGAACACAAAATAGAAGGTATACTAAATTTTAAAAATCGTACTAAGTATTATAAGAATGTATCTATCTTAAGGGATATCGCTAATAAACGTATTCTAGAGAGTCCAGATAATATTGGAGCGCATATTGAAGCACTTACTACACCGTACGGATCTTCTGACAGACAATACCTTAAGAAGTGGAACCCTTAATTAGGGGTATTCCTATTGCATAAATAAGGAACTCTAATATAATAGTATTAGAGATGTATAGAAATGTTGTTTATAACGGTAGGGAGAGTACCGTCACGTTGTTTACTTGGGATCAAGATGGTAAGCGTATTTCTACCGAGTGTTCATTTGAACCATACCTGTATGTTGAAGATAATAGAGGTGATAAAACTTCTATTTTCGGTACGAAAGTAAAGAAGAAGAGGTTTAATACTGCGTATAGTAGGTATAAGTTTTTACAGGACTCTGGTCTTAAGAGGGTGTTTGAGAACTGTCCACCGGTTCAACAATTTTTGTTAGACTCCTACTGGCAGGAGAATGAGAAGCCGGAATTTAATACTACACCTATAAAGTACTGCTTTTTAGATATTGAGACATATTCAGTTGATAGTTTTCCTGACGTAGATAACCCAACTCATACTGTCAATGTTATAACTTGCTGGGATAACTTTACAAAGAAGTTTCATACATTCGGTATTAAGGAATATACTGGTAAAGGTAGAGATGATCTTATATACGTTCATTGTAGAGATGAACGGGCCATGTTTGTCAAGTTTCTTGAATATCTTGAAACTGACTTTCCGGATATTTTAAGCGGCTGGAACTCAGAGTTTTTTGATATTCCGTATATCATTAACCGGATGGAGAGAGTATTAGGACAAGATTACGTTAAACGACTCTCACCACTTAAGAACGTTTACTTTAGAGCAGTTAAAGGTAAGTTTGGTAGGGATCAAAAGAGATACTATGTAGATGGTATTGCTTGTCTTGATTACCTTGATGTGTATAGACGCTTCTGCCTTAAGTTGAGGGAATCATATAAACTGGACGCTATTGGTGAAGTAGAGCTTGGTGAAAATAAGGTCGATTATGGGGGAATGAGCCTCCATCAACTAGCAGATGAAGATTGGAATACTTTTATTGACTACAACATTCAAGATGTTAACCTGCTAGTACGATTAGAAGAGAAGCTTCAATATATACCTTTACTTAGGATGCTTTCATATGTGGGTCTTACTACACTTGAAGGTGCAATGGGTACTATTCAAGTTATTAACGGTGCTCTAACTATACGAGCCCGTAAGCGAGGTGAAATTATTTCAACGTTTTTACGAAATGTAGATACGGGTAAGAATCCTGGTGCATATGTTGCAGAACCTAAACGTGGTTTTAAGAAAAATGTAGTATCGTTTGATGCTAACTCACTATATCCTAATGTGATGATATCTCTTAATACATCACCAGAGACAAAGATCGGTAAGATTGAAAAAACTACCGATGATAAGGTTACTATCCAGCATGTATCCGGTAAACTGTTTGAATTGACGAAGCCTGATTTTGTAAAGTTCGTTAAAACAGAAGAATGTGCACTTTCGAAAGCTGGCTTTCTCTTTAGTCAAAAGAAAAAAGGTATTATACCTGAGTTTCTTGAATACTACTACAACCAACGTGTAAAGATTAAGAAGAAGTTATTTAAGTGTAAGCAAGATCTTAAGAAGGATCCTAGTAATATTGAGCTTAAGTATGAAGTAGAACGTCTTAACACCTCGCAAATGGTTATTAAGATTCTTGTAAATAGTTGTTACGGTTATATGGGTAACAAGAACGCACCTATTGGGGATGATGATATCGCTGCGTCGGTAACTCTAACAGGTCAAGCTGTTATTAAGGAGTCTAATAAACTGCTTAAAAAGTACATTCGTGAAAATATAGATAAAGATATAAGTGATCATGAACTCGAGGAGTGTATCATCTATAATGATACAGACTCGTCTTACATTTCTATATCACCCTTGATTGAGAATGGTATTAAGTTTTTTGAAGATGAAGAGAATGGAATCATTCATCAGGAGACGTATGATGAGATTCAACGTATAGAGGATAAGCTCAATGAGGATATTGATATATGGGCACGTAAAGCTTTGCTAACCAAAGATCCACGATTTATATTCAAGCGTGAATGTATCGCTGATGTAGGTGTCTTTCTTCAAAAGAAGCGTTACGTGATGCATATTCTCGATGATGAAGGCATACGGGAAAATAAGTTTAAGTATACTGGTGTTGAGGTTGTTAGAACAACTATGCCTAATGCTATTAAGCCGTATGCAAAGAGGATTATCGAGACTATGCTTACAACGCAGTCACTAGCCCAAACTAATGAAGTATTAAATGAAACATATAAGGTGTTTAAGACTCTATCACCTGAGGACATGGCGTTTGTTATGGGTGTAAAAAGTTACGAAAAATATGCTGATCAGTGTAACGAGTTTAATACTATAAAGGGCATGCCTATTCACGTTAAGTCTGCCTACTTTTATAACCTGATGTTAGATAAGTTAAAAACTGGTAATCGATACGAGTCGATTAGATCCGGTGATAAGGTTAGGTATATGTATGTTGAGCAACCCAATAAGTTCGGACTTGAAAGTATCGGATTTAAATACGAACATCCTGCTGAGTTTAAAGATATTTTTAAGCCTGATTACGAAAAAATGTTTGAAAAAATCCTCTTTCAATCTATTCAGAGATTTTACGAAAATGTAAAATGGACTATACGTAAACCTGCTGAAAACGTACAGGTGGAATTATTTGACTTGTTTAGTAAATAACATTGATTATGTCTGAAAGTAGTTACTTAGATCGCCCACAAGACGACAACACCCCGAAAGCACATCCTGCATTTACTAGAGGTAAAATTGCTGGCATTCGAACATTGTTGTCTATTTTTAAAAATGTAATAAATGGTACGGATAACGGGACTGGTGAGATTGCATCACCTCAAGTCGAGGCAATGAGAAAAGCTATTTTCACTTATAAAGATACATTAGAACACGCTTCTGGTAAATCTACATACCTGTCCAAACAAGCAGTAGAATCTTTGGAAGAAGCAAAAAATATAGTTGATAAAATCAACTTATAACTTAATATAGGTATATGTCAGATATTAAATGTATTGTAGATACTATTGGTCGTACTGTTGTCGGTAAAATTACCGATGAGAACGACACCACAATCACCTTAAACAATCCTGTGATTATTCATGTTCAACCGGATCAGACGACAGGTCAGCTCCAGGTTCAATCTTTTCCTTATCTCTTTATGGAGTTTATTAAAGGAGATAAAAATAAGAACAACTGGGTATTTCATAAAGCCTCTATCGCTATCTCTGATGTTGAATTAGATGATAAGATTATTAAGCAGTATGAAAATATTAATTCACCAGCGCCGGGGTTGAAGCTGAAGAGCCAGAGGTTATTAAACTGTTTGACGAGTAAATGCTTTCTTAGCTCAGTTGGTAGAGCAGTTGATTTGTAATCACCAGGTCGTCGGTTCGAATCCGACAGAA